CCCTAGCAGCTATAAAAACAACCCCAGCACCACCACCACCGCCTCCACCACCACCACTAGCTGCATTTCCAGCCGCTTGGTCATGTGCCCCCCCAGAACCTCCACCTGTTCCACCAGTTCCTCCTGTTACTTTTGTTCCTGTCGGCCCGTGAAGTAGCAAAGCTTGTGAATGTGCTTTGAATCCACCTTCATTCGCAACAGGTGCTGTAACAGCTCCAGCCGCTGCAGCGGTTCCAGCAGCCACTGCCCCAGGGTTAGTAACAGCACCACCATCACCACCATCGCCACCTGTTCCACCTAAACTTTGGGATAAGGCACCACTTGCCCCACTATTATTACCTGCACCATCAGCAACTCTTCCTACTGCACCAGCAGTACCAGCACTCCCAGCACCCAATGCCCCACCAGCACCTACAGTCCCAGCAGTCCCAGCAGCTCCAGCAACACCACTCGCTCCATTCCCTCCATTTCCACCATCGCCACCACTATTTGTAATAATACCCCTATTAGTTTGTGTAGTTCTAACGAATATTCTAAATCCGGCAGTAGTAACAGTATCGCCTGCTGTAACTGTTAGAGAATTGTAATACATATCACGGGTTAAGGTAACATCACCAACACCGCCACCCGCAGTGGTTATGTCTCCATCAGAACCATCACCGAATAGCATTTCAATCAAGTCGAGAGCATCACTTGCTAATATTACCTGTCCTGTTGCAATGGGCATAATTCACTCCTATCCAATCGTTAATTGAAGTTGTTGCAATTCTCTTATTTGAGCCTCTAGTCCCTGAATGCGTTTTATGTATGGCTTAGCAAGATTAGAGTGTTCGCCCCTTTTCATTGCTGCCAAGTTATGCGGGTGGTTATCATCTTTAATACCATTCAGATGGTGAACTGCCCAATTCTTCGGCAAGGGCTTCTTATAGGTTTCTTCCCAGACAAGAATGTGCTCATAGACATAACCACTGAGGCTAGCACGGGGATGATTAGGAGCATACCTTAGAATATAACCATAGCTATTTCTGGTAAGTCCACCTTTCCAGTTACGCCCGTGCCCATTTTTATCCCTTAATCTCTTAGGGGCGGATAACTTTTGAACCTCACTTTGTGTGCGGATAGGGATGTTATAATCCCCCAATAGCTTTTGTATTGTTTTGAAACCAAGCTCTAGCCGAGACGAAATATAGACAATCGGCAATTCTTGTCTTATATATAGGTCTTCCAATTGTTCTTTGGTGACATGAAGTTTGCCTCTTTGTAATTTCTTTATCTCTAAGTCAGTTCGCCTTTTGACATTATGCCGTTCCATTGAACGATAAACTGGAGTGATTGAGACTCCTAACTTGTCAGCAATGGCTTGCATACTCAAGCGTTCATTCCAATAAAGATGCTCCAATGTTTCTTTAGAAATGTCTATTTGTTTTCTTCGCATATCACACTCTCCTATAGTATTATTATACCATAAAACAAATGTGTATGCAACAGACCTATGCCCCTATCGTTAGGACATATGAAATTGTAATGTCGAAGTTCCCTAACGTATTGTCAAAACTAGCCAACCATCTTGAAAACATCTCGCCTGAATTTCTTACAGCACCAGCTGTAGAAGTTCCGAATATACCCGCTTCCTCAATGGCAAGTGTACAAGCTGCTGCTGCAAAGAAGGTAACCAAAGTCACAACACTGGCTGCCCTAGATTTGCTAGTAATTGTATTCCTCATAGCCACACCACCACCCTCATTTACCAACTGAGCTTGCCCTGCAGCAGGGGCGGTATTATCTGAGCCTAAAGCACAATAAGTCAAACCTGTATCCCATTGAACACCTGCATCTATAAGCATATCACCTACAAGCTCTTCGCCATCATCAACAATAAGATTTTCACCCTTCTTGACAATAATCTCCCCTGTCTTAATATGCTTGGCCTTTAATTCCCATCTACCATATAGTTTTAGTCCTTCTTTCCTTTTCATGTTAATCTCCTATGCCCATGTAGCAAATGAATATAAAGCAGCTGCATCATCCCATAGATAATTTTCCGTAGCATGAGACGATAGACTTGGCACTTCGGCTAAATCTAACCTTTCGTGTTCTACATTAACTAAAGAACCCCTATCAATTGGAGGGGCGTTCAACCACCTATTGACCAATCCTCCAGTAAAATCATCGGAATATTGAGCTGTTGCTTCTGCGAGGGCTAATACTTCATTCTGTTGTAAGAGTGCTATTAAATAATTATCCCCCACATGAAGTACAGCATCTTGTCTTCGTATCAATGAGGAGAAGAATTTAGTCCAGCTCCCCATTACCGGACCGACAACCGCAGTGATGTCATAGGTTATAAGATTACCACCTTGAGTTCTCATTACAACGGATTCAATTAGCATATCAGCATTATTGAGGTCTAACAAGGGATAGTTTATCGGCTGTAGTTGGCCTGGCTTTATTCCCGCCCTGAGAGTTTGATAAGTGAATTTCTGGGCGTCCCTACAGTATTGAGCAATCTTTGCCTGTGCCGATTCTGTAGACGATGCTTTAGATTCGTGGTATCCCTCATTTGCGATACTTTCTACAATGCCAGTCCCACCCTCTATTGCCTTGCGTGCTACCCGTTCCCCTTCATTCGTGGCTAGGCTAATCAAGGGATACATACCATAATATGTAACTGCCACAGTGTTTGGAACTACAGGGGTAGTAGCAGCGTAAACTGTAGCATCCCCCTTATTCCAGTAGTAATGCTTGCCAGTATCAATCCCCTTGATACCCACAGTTCTAGCACCGAGCCCCGAATCTACTATTGTGGGTACTAGAGCTATGGGAAAGCCCACAGTAAATGAATCCTGTGTATTATCTGCTACAAAAGTCTCTGTAATTCCAGCCGCAGGCGGTATGGATGTAAGCCCCCATCCACCCCTTACATATTGGCGGTTGCGATATAAAGGATTGCCTTCTGATAAACGGGGAATCCCCCTAATCATTTCAGATGTAGGCATAACCGCTACAGGGTTGACATCTCTTTCTACAAAGTAAAGTCTCTTTAACTCATCAATATACCAAGTGCGACCAACATATTCTGCTAAGGCATCCAAACACTCGGCTACTGTAACATAGTTGAAAACTGCTGATGCTATTTCGGGTCCAGCGGGAATTGACCCAATAGTAACCCCTTCATCAGCAAGATAGTCAGTGTGAAGAGCGGTAACAATAACATCAACATCGGTTGTCGCATAAGACGCAATGACTAAGCGTTTATCTGCCAAGTAATGATTGTCCATACACCTTATAGGATGATACAATCCACCGCTTGGGGATAGAGATACTTCATCAGGGGTATCTATGAAACCGCCAAAGATTTGCGTATCGGTAATGTCATATATCCCAACAGGCGTGCCCCTCGGATAATCCACTGCTCCTGGCTCATCTACTGTAATGAATTCAGCAGTGCTGCGCTCTTCCAATCTCCAATCAATTACAGGTGAACCTTTAACTAAATCAGGTATCGCATCATTGATAAGAACTTGAACGGCAGGTAAAACGCCAAATTCAAACTCAAATACATACGGGAAGGGCATTATTTCTCCTTATGAATGTAGTAATAATTTGAAAGTCGCTCCATTAACCCTAATAGGAAGATAATTGTCAGACGCACCAGCGGCAACATTCACCACAGGATTTTCTTGACTAATTGCTAAAGACCTTAAACCCCCTATATCAAAACAGCCTAGTGATACATGGTCAGCAACAAGGGCTGAATCAATACTAGTAGAAAAATCTATATCTGCATCTACCCAAAGCTCACCAGCACCAGAGAGGGACATAAGTTCATTCCAAGCACCAGCGTTCATACCTTGCCATATAAGTGCCCCATCCTCTGCACCCTCAGCAGGATTAATAATCCTTCCATACATCTGTGCATAGGTAGTATCATTTCCACCAGCATCTTTACCCATGAAGTTTATATAGGCAATTTTATCTAATGCGTTAGGATTGGCAGATATTGTATATAAGTCTAGTTTTGCACCCGTAGCACCATCTTGAGTAGATTGAATTATTAAACCAGCGGAACCGCTAGTAGTATTTATCTGGGCACTTCCAGCTCCAGCATCAAAGGTCTGACCACCAATAGTTAGGGTGCCCCCAAGAGTAAAAGCAGGCAAGGTATTAGACCAGCTAAAAAGCCCACCGCTTGATACAAGGACTCTATCATTGGTTATACCCAATCTTGATAATTGAGTCGCAGAAGTAGCAATCAGCATATCACCAGTCGCCTGACTATCAAAGCGGTGAATATCTACATCCTCCCAATCAGTTCTTTTTAATGTTGTCCCCGCTGCTGTCGGTATGTGTTGTAATTCGTTAGCGATTTGATTTACCTCCTCTTCTCTGCCTTAATGGCATCTGATAATATTTTCTGGGCTTCTATTACAATGGCACTTTCGTGTTTTCCCATCTTCATTTTATCTTGGAACTCTATTGCCATCTCTGCCTGTCTGTATTTTATCCTAAGATAGGGGAGTATGCCCTTCAGCACTCTATTGGCTGGCTTGCCAGATATTCTCCAAGCATACATAATCCGAGTTCCATATCCTTTATTTTTAAAAACTTGATAATATCCCCCAAATGTTTCTTTTAACCATAATGGAGCTTCCCAGTTTGACATAGAAACCACTACAGTTAGAGAATATCGTCTCCCTGCCTTATTAGTTTTACACTTCTGGGGATAAACACCAATGCAACCCTCCCCATCTATAAGCCCTGCTGTATATGCTAAATCCACCTCGCTTGCCATTATAATTTTACCCCCGTTCTTAGTCTTAATTCGTCTACTAAAGGTTGTCCTATAGCCTGTCCTATCGTTCTACCATCTAATTGAACATAGATATTAGCTGTCTTATACATTCTATCTAAAGGAACTACTGCCTCGGGTCCCTTCTCGCCTATCATTGCCAAAGTCGGTTTTGTTATAATTCCACCTTCTTGAAATCCGGGTATGCCTATCCTTCGCCCAAGTGCTTCCATTTGCTCTACTTCAAATGGGGTTAAGGCCCTCTTCCCTGAAATGGCAGCATAGGCCATAAATGCAGTGGCCGCTGATTCTCTTAAACTATCTGTTAATCTTTCGTTTTCCTCTCTTAATTCCACCGCTGCTTGAGTGGTAGCATCTAATCCCTCTTGGTATAATTCCAATGCCCCCGTTGTTTCATTGATAACATATACGCCCTCTTCCCACATTGCTATTGTCTCCTGGGTTTTCAGTATTGACTCTTCTTGTTCAGGTGTTAGTTTCCCGTATTCTAATCTCAACTCATTAAGAGCCTTCTGTGCTTCTAACACTTCTTTTGTTAATTTGCCCTCAGATTTCGCCAATTCTTCTTTAAGTTTAATTGCTGCTTCATTTACCTTATTTGCGGCTTTATCTTTTTGCATTAACGAATAAGTAATATATCCCAATGCCGCAAGTGCAGCAATTAAAGCCACAATCGGGTTTAATAATAATGTCTTTAGCGTATGTCCTAGAGTTACAATCACTGCTTTTAGTTTGGGTAGGATTAACAACAACGCCCCAAGTCCTATCAGCAACCCCCCAGCACCAGTTATTACCTTCGTTAAGGTTTCGTGCTCACCAATCCAAGCACCCATTTCCTTTACAAGTTTTGTTATCTTATCTAACAATGGTGTGATAATTGGTATTAACGCTTCGGCTATAGCAAGCTCTGCACCCTTAATGGCACTCTTTACTCTGGTCATGGCATCGGTCATCTTTTCTGCGGCCACGGCAGCCTCGGCATCAAACACAATCCCTAGTTCGTGAGCCTCTTTGCGCATCCTTGCCAGACCATCAGCCCCATCTGATAACATGGGTAATAGTTGTGTGCCCGCCCTCCCGAATAAATCAGTGGCCAATGCGGCTCTTTCGGACTCACTTTCTACCTCAGCCAATGCTTCCAATACTTGCATGAGTTGGTCTTCAGGGCTTAACTTGGCTAGTTCTATGTAACTTACCCCAATTTTATCAAAGGCTCTAGTATAGGATTCAAGCCCATATCCAGCATCTAATATAGTCCCGGATAGTGTGCGGGATGCCTTTTCAAGTCCTTGTAAAGATGCACCAGACAACTCAGCGGCATGTCTTAATTCAGACAACGCTTCTGTGGAGAACCCAGTCCTCTTAGCCATCTTAGCAATTTCATCACCCATTGAAGCGAATGACAAAATGCTCTTTGTGGCTATGCCGACAATCACAGCTCCCATAGCCATCATACCGATACCGATAGCCTTTTGATGCTTTTTAAGGGAGGCTCCGATGCCCTTCATATCTCTATCAAAGTCCTTTTTATCAACACCGACTTTTAATACAGCATCCCCTACGCTAATCGCCATGCTTTACCACCTTTATCTTCTTTCCTAGTTGAGCAAACAATGTCTCGTCGCTTACCTTGGTATCCGTTGGCTTTAATCTGCCAACCTTGCTTTCAACAGCACCTATCTCTCGCTTCCTGCGTTCAACCAACTTCTCTACCATCAGATTCAAGAGTTCGTCTGTCCAGTTATTTACAATATAGTCAGGTGTTACATGCCATTCTGACATTAAAAATTCAAGCACTTCCCCTATCGTGCTAGGTGTTCCATCGTCTTGGTCATGCTTTGTGCTAAAGGGAAGGCTATTTCAATCACCTGCTCAAAGGCTTTAGCTAATTCCATATCAGTAGCCTTCGCCTCTATTTCCTCTTTCTTGAGGTCCTTAGCGTATTCAAAGAAAAGGGCAGCCACTTTCTCAGGTGTTGCTACCAGCATCGCCTTAAGTGCCTCCCCAAATTCGTCAGGTGTATCCGTAGTAATCTCGGCATATTTGGGTAGTTCGGATATGAGGTCTACTACCCTTTTACGCCATTCCCTTGAGTCACGGATAACTAGGGGGGCAATGTAATACTTCTCACCCCCCAAGATTACACAGATAGAACCCTGAACAACCTTGTCATCTTCTGTTCTCGCCATTAAACTCTCCTTTCTTGTTTTTATCTAGGTACAACTGTTTGAGCAGCGAAGCTCGCCAATACACCTGTGGCTACAGATGTTTCCGTGCCAAGAGCATAGTATAGAGCCAGTGCCTTGCCAACAGTAATAGGTACACCGCTCACAGTTAAATCTATTGTCGTTCCTACTACGGCCGCTGCACTAAAGGCACGGGTAGTAGGTGGGCCAAAGTCTGCCTCTGTGAACCAAAACTCAAGATGTTTTCCAGTCGGGTCCTCCATATTAACTGTAAAGTCAGCCTCAATAACTGTGCCAGCAGCATTGCTCTTAGTGGTTGCGCCAACAACCAAAGTTGGCGCTACAGCAGCCGCATCTGTAACAGTTCCGAAATTACTACTATCATCTATCAATGCTGAAAATGTCATCGGGACGACAGATATATCACCCTTCTTATACGGTACGGCGACTTCACCTGTTGGATTGACTTCTGTGAGTACAATAACCCGTGGATAACCAGCAGGATTTGTGCCTACGAGGGTTAATCTATGTGACTGTAACGTAGCACCCCCAATCGTAAGTGTACCTGCAGCTTCACTGCTTCCAGGTATAGCTGCTTCTAGGTTGGCCAATGTGCCCTCACCAACATTTAATGTTACCATAACTTCTTGGTCTACCAATCTGCGGATTAAAGTGCCCTCATTGTCCTCTACCTTAATATCGGCCAAGTCAGAACTTATGGTCATATCTACACCGTCTACTGTATAGCCGATAACAAGAGCATTTATTCCAACTCCAATGGTTATTTCAGCATCGCCTACTAATACATTAGCAGTGGTTGCCATATTCCACCTCCCTTAAATAATTTTTTATGCATCGGTTATGGTGCCGAATACCCCTAAATCGCTTACAAGAACACTGAATGTTACCGGAATCACACTAGCTTCACCTTTTCTATAGGGTATGCCAACTTCCCCTGTGGGATTTGTATGAGGGAAGTTGATAGTGCGTGCAGCACCCGCTGGATTTAATCCAACTATATCAAGCTCAAAGTCCTGAAGAAGTGGGTCGCCTGCTAGACCGCCACCTATCGTGACTATTGTGCCACCAGCGTTAATTGAACTCCCAGGTATAGCCGCCACTAGATTATCTATATGCCCCTCAGCGAATGTCAAAGTTACTGTTACCGTTTGGTCAACTAATCTGCGAATAATCGTTCCAACATTCTCCTCGACCTTTACATCAGCGAAGTCACTGCTTATCGTGATTGTAACTCCATCCACAGTATAGAAGCCTGTGATTGAAGCTGTTCCTGATTCCTGTAGACCACCAGACTTGTCAGCTGCACAAGTGATAGTAAAAGTAGCTACCCCCACCAATACATTAGCTGTAGTTTATGCCCTATATCGCTGACTAGCTGTAGATTTTCTATTCTATTATCATCTCGGATGCTATTCTTATGATGGACTATCTCCCACGGATGCAAGTTCCTACCAAGATATTTAGCCATTACAAGGCGATGCTCCAATACATAACCTTGTTTTGTAACCATCGGATAGAAGAAATCATTCGGTTCCAGAACAACTTGCATATATCCGTAACTAGCAATTACCCTGCCGCCTTTCCAAGTAGAACTTTTATCACCCTTACCATTGCGTGAACACTTAAAACATCTTTTGTATTTAGGCTCTCCGTTCCCATTAAGTTGCACCCACCTACACGCTCCACACACATTGCAAGCACACCACATCCACTTATAGTTGTTAGCCCTGCCTATTTCCCAACTGCGTCTTATTTCACCTACTTTTGGCATTTCCTTTACTTCACCTGTATTTCAAAAAAAGTTAATACCCTAAAATAATTAGGAATTTCTGTATCTACCAAGTCCTGTCCTTGCACCTCCTCTATAGCACTTAATATCGTATCAGCCCCCACAGAGACATTCTGTATTCCCTGTAAAGCATCATAGAGTTTTCTATAGACCTTCCTTGCCATTATCGCCCCCGAAATGGGAGGAGTATCTAACGGAGCATCCATCGCCCAGCAGTCAAATTGAACACTGGGGGATGGTATATCTGGCACATACGGTGTTGAAGTCCCACCCCTGATTGAAAAGCTAATCGCTGGTGTAGACGCTACCCCAGTAACCAGTTTCACATTCTCTGGAAGTCTCGGACAATACACCTGAGAGCCCACCAGAGCGATAAGAGGGTTGGTTGCTGCCGAAGCGGTAGTCAAATAGGTTCTTATGATTGCATTGGTATCTAAGACTGCCATGTTCTCCTCTCATTATGACATCTATTACAAGCAAATCTTCTAGCCTTTCTGTGCCAAGCTAATAAGCCCTTCCGTTTGCAGATTTCACATCTCATAAGTGTGCCTTTATATTCTTACCTAATTTATCCTTATTCTTATCTAACGCTGGTCTGAAATAGGGTTGAGCTGGCATATTCACTGTCCCCGTTTCTAAGAAACCTCCATAGCCCGAAGTGGAATAAACAGCAGCTTCGCCTTCTTTGAGTCCAGGCTCCCATTCAACAAACTCCTCACCTGCACCTCCACCACTTCGTTTCCCGCTTGAAGTTCCCAATTTATAAACTTCTGGGTTGAACTAACAACACCTCATATATCGAAGCATCTACAACTGCACCTGTAGCCCTCATCTTTATATTAGAAACTCTATCCTGTTCATCAACTGTTACATCCAATGGTAGAAACAGCTTCCAATCACTTATCATTACTTTAGCCCCAACCTTGACCTCCCTCCCTGTCGTTGGTATTATCCTGCATTCTTTGGTTGTATAAGCCAATGGAAATGTTTCTGTAGGCATCCCATAAGCATCGGCACCAGCTTGGCTAAGAGCGCCAATGTCACAGGTATGAATTAACAAGCCATCAAAACTCATTCACCCATCTCTACTTCATCGGATATTTCTGTCAAGTCTATTTCAGAAATCTCTTGGATTGGACTCGTAGCTTCCTTTTCCCTCAATTCCGTTTGCAGTTTGTTCATATTCTGGATTATCTTCTGTGTGTAGGCATAATCGCCTATCTTTTCACTATCAGGGCTGGCAGCATATTTAGCCATCCAAGCCGCTAACGCATCAGCAGCCGCTAGATTGAGATTGTTGGCATTCGCAGTTAAAAAATAGGTTATTTCTGCATCGGTGAATACAGCATCGGTGGCTGGGGTAACATCGGTATCGCCTATTATTAAACGAACTCTGCTTACATTGTCACCTAAATTAGGGTCATAAGTTGCCGCCATTTTAAATCCTCGCTATCTTTAATCTAGATATATTCAATCGGGATAAACTTACTCTCAGCGGTTTAGCATTTTTATAAAAGAGAAACGGGAAAGTACAAGGGAAAGTGCCTTGATACTCTTCCTCTCTGTATCTTTCAAACTTTAATCGGGATGGTTTTATTCTTTTCAACTTACTCCTTATGTTGCCCACGGCCAAGTAGTTAGATGTTCTATTTCATTTGTTACTCCAATATGGCGAGTTACAACTACGCTAATATCTAACTCATCAGCGGCACCTGAAGCTGATTTTATCCTACCCCACAATTTAGCGTTTGCGGGAGCGTGACAGCCCAGTATTTCAAGAATCTCCTTCTCCAGTTTAATGGGTGCT